AAGAAAATATATTGGGCTAGAGGTGATGATCCAGTAATTAAAAAAACATCAACTCGTTTATATCCAGAAGCATTTGTAGATGAAGAGAAATTATTAAATCAAGTTATAAATAGCTTTATAGATTAAATAAACTGCTTGAATAAATTATGTGTAAAACATATTTAGACGTGTGGGTGGCGACGGGCATGAAGCTACCCACACGATATATTTATCTTTACTTGAAGTAAACGTAACGCAGAGATTTTGCCCCGGCATTACCAATGATGGGTGTGGTTTTCTCGTAAACACGATCAACTAATTTTTGACGATACATGACGTTAAGTGTCCACGCTATATCAGATACGCTAATGCCACTGCTGAGAGCTATCATAGTGGTTGTGTAGCGCTTGCTGCTCTTCATATGCTTTAGTATAGCGTCGTACTTCTTTTGAGGTATGGGCTTAATCTTTCTCAGATCATTGTCACTCACAAAGTTCTTATGTGATGCTTTATTAACTGTGATCTGTCGTGGCCTCTCGAAAGTCTTATTAATTTTATTTCTCAAGCCACGCCTGATTTGCTCTTTCTCAAACGTGTAAAGTAAATGAGCGTACATTATTTCGTCTCGCACGCTCTTTGTTTGGCCTTTCATGGCTTCTCTGGTTTTTTCGAACGTCGCATAAGGGTAAGGCGCTGCTCGAGATTGTCCAATATCGCACCTTGTTCCTCCATGAACCACCGGTAATAACCACGATTGCGTGTGGGGTCTGGCGTCTCCATGTCTTTGATTATTTCCCGGTTCATCTTTTGCAGGCGTCTCACTGACTTGTGAACTTCCTTCGCTGATAGTGCCATTCATATTCTCCTCAATCATTTTGTTCCTCATTATATATAAATTTACCATTATCATCGAGACGTGGCATTACTGTGCGCTTTGGCTTTTGTATTGATTTAACATGCCTAGCGAAAACATCGTCCATGATGGATTCCAATTTTTCTTTAGTTAATGCTTTCATAACGATAATCCTTTTGGTCTAAGCACTGGCTTAGTTGTGATTTTTGCAGAGCTGACATAGTTTGTCTCGATGCACTGCGCCATGCTATCTAAATGTGCGTATGGTTGATACGCTGCCGGCAATGCATTACCGCACTCCATTGCGCTGCGATACATTGTGTCATTGCTTAACTCTACGCCGCCAATGACGTAGGTTAAAATGAGTGTTGTGTAGAATGTCATAATTTCTCCTCTTCTACCATTTTAATACGCTCACCAATCCATTTCATCACTGGTACAGCCATTGAGTTGCCCATAGCTTTATATCTGTGACCATTTGGGCAATCTTCTGGTTCTTTGCCACGCCAAGATATTTTTGTATAATCGTCATTAAAGCCTTGCAATCGCTCACATTCTCTTGGGGTTAAACGCCTAACTGCGCTAGTACATATCATTGGCTTTGTGGCTAAATCTGCGCCGCCTGCACCATAAGACGCAGTAAGAGACATAGTAACATCAGATAAAGTCGTTTCACCTGTTGCTTTAATTGGCAGAAGTGTTTCAGTACCTGCATCGTATGCTTGACCTGTCCTAGTCGTCAGGCATTTAGCAACTAAACCTGCACCCCTACCACCAAACACCTCTTGATTGCTTGCGCCTATACCGCCAGAACCTTTTGCTGACTGCGTTAGTGTTGGATGTGGAAAATCACCATCCCAATGAGAACCAGACTTAGGTGTCACAGCTAAAGTTTCACTGCCGCCACCTAAGTCTCCGCCTGACGCTCGAACTGTGCCAACGCCTTCATGGTATCCACCAAAGCTACTAGAGGTATAGCTTGTGGCTACTATAGGCATATTACCGCCACCAGTGCCATACTTAGCTGTAACAGTGGAACATACTTCTGGCAGCTCTTTTACCCGACTGTCTTGCGCATGATGCTCGTAAGCAACCGCATGAACATCTGTGGCTGTTTGACATGGCGATAGTTCTACAAAGGGTTCTACCTGATTGCCGCCGTTCTCTGGTTTTCTGCCAATCCAATTTCCGGGAAGTGCATATGTGACTGCTTGTGGCTCTTTATAATCACTCGCCATAAGTGTGAGTGCAACTTCATCAGAGGTATTCATTGATACCTGCTTTGAAGCAAAGGCGGTTGTAATTAAGGCATCTGCCTCTACTCTGGAGTTTCCTGTGCGACTGAAAGGAGGGCCTGTGCTAACTGTTGGGGCAACTCTTTGCCTCGCTTCTCGGCTCGGCGCAGGATTCCCTGACAAGCTTTCTGGCTCAAATAAAACACTTGCGGCACGTCTCCAATCTCCAAGATATCCGATAACGAACACACGTCTGCGTCTTTGTGGAACTCCGAAGTATTGAGCGTCCAACACTCTGTATGCGAACCCATACCCGATTTTCCCCATCGCTGTGAGGAAGGTTGCAAAATCTCGTCCTCCGTTAGATGACAAGACACCGGGGACATTTTCCCAGACAAGCCATCTGGGTTTAAGTTGTTCAGCCATTGCAAGATAGGTGAGCATGAGGTTACCCCTTGGGTCCGATAATCCTCTTCTAAGCCCGGCGACGCTGAAAGATTGGCATGGTGTTCCACCAACGAGAAGGTCAATTGTTTTGTCATTATTCCATTCCTTAAATTTTGTCATGTCTCCATGATTTGGTACATTTGGGTAGTGATGCTGTAATACAGCGCTTGGAAACGCATCGACTTCACTAAACCATTGAGGCTCAAAGCCTAAGTCATGCCAAGCTACTGTGGCAGCCTCTACGCCAGAGCATACTGAGCCATATTTTAAATTAGCCATTATGGATACCTCACATCATTTTTTGTGGTTTCAGACTCAATTTCTTCATCAAGTCGGTTCATAATTATTCTCATAGCAGTTGTTAGCTCTGATAATGGCGCTTCCTCTGCTACACGATTAATATTATGCCAAGCACTTTCCCTATGAGTGATAACAGTTTTTACTTCTGGTTGTGGTTTTTCATCATCAAATGCATAGATTAATGTGCTAACATTTTGAGTAGCAAAATCATTATGAGAAGAATTTACCTTTACCCTGTAGTTATTTAAAAAAAACAACAATTCACGTTTACTAGTAGGCACTTCATACTGAATGTATGTACCTAGTTTTTTAGCTTCAGCTCTTGTGCCTGCCCATTGACCTTTTGGTGTTGTATATAATCGCATTATCTTCCCCAAACATTAATATATTGATCCAGAAAAACTATAATCTCTGGCAGATGTACGGCGGCTACAGCAAATAACGCCATAGCCAATCCGTCAATTATCATTGTAGTGTTCATTATACTTCCTCCAACGTATGACTGTCATTATAGCGCTGTAATGCAATTTTTCTTAATTCGCTTTTAGTAATGTCTTCGAAAAAGTAACACTCACCACTTTTATATCTAACCATATCAAGAAAACCATCGCTGATTGGTGCAATCCAACCGCTTACAATTTTGTTGCAAACTTCATAACGCCCAACAGGTATCCAGCTTTTCTGTCCAGCTATGACAATTACACCATCTTTTGTTAGTGTGGTTCTTTTTACATTGTTATACATTTTATATTTCCTCATATTTTGCATTTATACAGCCATTATAAGCATTTTTGCGTAGCGGTCAAACACTTTATATATCATTTATATATCACAATGTACTTGTGCATCTGTTTGTATTGCTCTATTGCTAGATTTATCAGACCCAAGGAGACTTAAAATGGTTGATAAGAGAGTATTAATAAATTTTAGTGAACAGCAGTATGATGCTGTAGCAGAGGCAGCACATAAATCAGCGCTGCCATTCAGTTCTTTTGTTCGTAGGGCTTCATATATGGAAGCAACAAAGCTGGGCGTGGAAGTTGCAAAGCCAGATGCGGAAATTGAAGCTGAATTAATTGCAATGGATAGCGACGAATGATTATCGTTGGTGTTGACCCCGGTTTTTCAGGTGCAATTGCACATTACTGCACGCGCACTAAAGATTTAGATGTGGTGGACATGCCTACCATATTAAATAATCGTGGAAAAATTGAGATTGATATTCATTCGTTGTTACATTTGTTAGAACCAGAAGCAAAAGATAGAATGGCTGTGATTGAGCAAGTCGCATCACGTCCCGGTCAATCATCAGTTGCTACATTTAGGTTTGGTATGGGATACGGCGCGTTAATTGCGTGTGTGGCAGCTAATAAAACACCCATGCATCTTGTTACGCCTAACAAGTGGAAGAAACACTTTAATTTATCATCAGATAAAGATACGAGCCGCCAGCTTGCCATTCAGCGCTTTCCAGAGCATTATGAGAGGTTCGCGCTTAAAAAGCATGATGGTCGGGCGGAGGCTAGTTTAATTGCACTTTACGGTGCGGAAGTTTTAAATAAATAATTATATTAGGAGAATAAAATGCAAACTACTAATACAGTAAAAGATAACGATAAAATAGCTGTATGGTTCTCATGTGGCGCAGCATCTGCTGTTGCTTTAAAGCTAACTGTTGAGAAATATGGATTAGATAACGTGTATGCGGTAAATAATCCTGTTATTGAAGAGCATGATGATAACTTACGCTTTCTTGATGATGTTGCTGAGTGGGTAGGGATTGAAATACAATCAGCTATTAATTCAAAATTTCCAACAGCATCAGCAGTTGATGTATTTAATAAAAAGAAAGGCATGTCATTCATACACGGCGCACCCTGTACTGTTGAGTTAAAGAAAAGAGCAAGACAAGAATGGGAGAAAGATAATAAAGTAGACTGGCATGTTTTTGGTTTTACTGTTGATGAAATTAAAAGGCACGAAAGGTTTGTTTTATCTGAACGTAGTAATGTGCTGCCAATATTAATTGACGCAAGAATGACAAAAAATGATTGCGCAGATTTGTTGCGAAGGAATGGTTTAGCTTTACCAATGGTTTATGGTTTAGGTTTTCCAAATGCTAATTGCATAGGTTGCGTAAAAGCCACAAGCCCTACATATTGGAATTTGGTTAGGTCAGAGTTTCCTAAAGTATTTGAAGAAAGAGCAATACAATCAAGAGAACTTGGCTCTAAATTAACAAGGGTAAAAGGTGAAAGGATTTTTCTTGATGAGCTTGACCCTAACGCAAAAGGTAGACCATTAAAAAGTATGCCTGATTGTGGACTATTTTGTGAAGAAACTTAATATTAATTTTAACTTAGGAGAATAAAATGCAAAACAAATCACAAACACACCTGAATAAAAAAGGTAAACACTTATTATTTAAGGAAATAATATCCAGCGAAGAGCTGTCAAACAAAGCATACCATGAGTTGCCTGCAATATCATCAAGCGCTGTTAAGACAGTCGCAACGTCATCGTTATATCACTGGAAGAATGCTAAGTTTAGCTCCACTCCAGCTATGATATTAGGCTCTGCATTCCATGCTATGGTGTTAGAGCCAGAGAAGAACTTAGTAACAAACTCTGGATTGCCACGTCGTGGCAGCAAGGCTTGGAAAGATCAGGAAACATTTCTTGGCGATGATGAGATATTGCTACCAGAAGGCGAGTATGAACAATGTCAGAGAATGGTTGATGGTTGCCTGCAAAATAAAATGGCGCGTAACTTGCTGACTAATAAGGACATGCTTGCTGAATACAGTTTTATAGCTGAATGCCCAAAAACAGGGCTTGAGCTGAAATGCCGCCCAGATGGATTGCTAAAAGAGGCAGGCATTGTTATTGACTTAAAGTCTTGCTTGGATGCATCCTATCGTGGCTTTGATAAGGCTGTGAGAAATTTCCGCTATGACGTCCAGAATTGCTTTTACAGATATGTATTAAAGCTATGCGGAATTGAAACTACAAATTTTATATTTATTGCTACTGAGAAAAACAGTTACGCTACAGCTTGTTACGAGTTGTCCGATAAATATAACAAATATGCCGAGGCTGAGATGTTTAAAACATTGCGTAAAATTAAAGTTGCTCAAGAGACAAATGTTTACGACACTGGTTGGCCTGAACTGGATACAATTAATCTTCCAGTATATCTCGATGAAGATCACGGTTTATAAGAATCCCAGTGCAGGGGTGCTGCACAAATTTAAAGAGAGGGTTAACAAAATGTTACCACAAATTTATAGAAGAACAGACATAGAGAAGCAATTTGGTATATCTAGGGCTGGAATTTATAACATGATGGCTGAAGGAAGATTTCCTAAACCTGTAAAGCTTGGTGAGCGTGCAGTTGGATGGCTTGAAGAAGATTTAAAAAATTGGCTTGATAACATGCAGGAGACAAAATAATGCAACACATAATATCTGGCGTTAAGGCGCTATACCCAAGGCTAAATGCTACCTACCGATTTGATCAGGAAGAATACAAGAGCCAGAAATGTGCGCCTGATGCGGAGGGCGCTGCTTACGAGATGTCATTTAATTTGACAGGTGAGCAATGCAAAGAGCTGAACGCTGTTTGTATGCAGGCTTACAAGAACGCTGCGGCTATGGATGCCAACAGCAAGCGTAAGTGGCCTGATCAGCCGTTAAATCTGCCATACAAGCGTGATGACGATAAGCAAGGCGATTGGATAGGTAAGGCCAAGCTTAAAGGCGCATATTCAGGTGAGGTCACAAACCCACCACGCCAAGTAGATGCATCACGTAAGAAACTGCCTGATGGATTCGAGCTTACATCTGGTTCAACAGTGAATGTTGCGGTTACTGTCGTGCCGTACAACACTGGCACACTCAATGGAGTTTCATTGAGATTACGTGCAGTGCAGGTGTTGGAATTAGCTGAGAAGCAAGAGAGTGAAGACCCATTCACTGAAGTTGCAGGCGGTTATTCTGGAGGCGCT